TCAGGGAATATTTTATAAATTGCCATAGTTAGTAATTACTACATATAAATATACTAACTGTTAAACTATTTTACGCAAGTAGTGCGTAATATTCTTTAAAGTGTTTAATACGATCAGGTAAACCAATTGTACCTCCATTAACACGTTTAGTAATAGACGTAACAACGGCATCAGTTGCACCACCATCTGCCATAATATGTAACTTATTTTTATTAAAGAACCAAGCAGCTGATAATAATGCATACTTTTCTGCTACCCATGTTGGGTTAGTAGCAATATCTTCACCTATTGATTTACCAAATGCTGTATAATTATCTTTACCAGTTAATTGAATATAACCACGGCCACAATACTTGGCTCCATCACCGGTTGCTTCAGCACCGTTACCCATTCTATTACCATATACTTTGTTAGCAATCTTTTCAGGTTTGCGTTCGTAAGGTAAAGCTGATTCTAGTGTTGGAAAATATTTTTTGAATATGCCATTTAAACCTTTAGCACTATAATTTAAATTTTCTTTTGTTAAACGGAAGCCACCACTTTCATGTCCACATTGTGCTAAAAAATGAGCTAAACGTAACGGAGTATTAATTTCAAATTTACTCATAACTCCAGGAATTTGAGCAATAACTGTATCAGGAACATGTCCTTTTAATTTTTCTAAATTCATATTTTTAATTTTTAACTTACTACTACTCTACCTTGTATATCTGTGTTAGGGAATCTAACTTCAAATATAGCAGGATCTAGTGAAGGATAAACATTACCTTTTTTAGTTGCACCTGTAACATCGTATCCATATTGAGAATAATTTCCACCTTGTTTATTTACAATTTCTAATTTTACTACAGATTGAACACCTTTAACTTGTAATAATTTAGATTGTATATCTGAAAGGATAATTGGTTGGTTAATTTGCCACTTATCTATATTAAAATAATCTTGTAAAGCAGATATACAATTAGTTATTATATCTTTATTAGAATAACCACTTAAAACAGTAATATCAAAATTAACACCAACATTAATATAATAGGCATCTTTAATATTAATAGCATCAGTAATCATTCTGTACTGATTAAGATAAGTTACTAAATTATTTTTTAATGTACTAGAAGCTGAAGTTAAATTTTTATTACTATCATAAGATAATATATATAAATCTAAAGCTAATGGATTATTAAATTGAGTATAAGCTACTGTTTGTTGAGGATTATTATTAAAATCTTGAGTAATATAAGCTTTAGCCACAGTACCATAATCAGCAGGCATGGATACTGCTCTAACAATATAATCTTCTTTAGTTACAGCTCTCAATTGAGTTGAATAAGCATATAAAGCATTTTGTCTAATTTCTTCAGTTGTATCACCATTTCTACCACCTGTTGATGGATTTGGATTTGATGATGCTATGCTTGCTAAAACGGATGCAGATAAAGGTCCTGAGGTATTTTTAAATGAAACATTAGTAGCATCAATAGTAGTTAAATCATTAACAGGTACATTAGATTCAATTCCACCACCTATTAAATATCTTACTGTAAATGAGCCTGAAGGGACTAATCCATATTCTTGAGTAAAGAATGTTGATGCTTCATTATAATTATTAGTTATTAATGAAATACCAGGTACTGTTCCCGTTTCAATATTTTCAGGAGTAGGAATAATTTCACTATCATTTTTATTTTCAGGTCTTACTCCTGCTCCAAATTCTAACTGTAATGTGTTGTCTGATAAAAATCTAGATACAAAACGTCTAGGGGCTTTTTGCAATTGCAGTAAATAAGGTACACCATCACTCCCCGAAGTAGAATTATTTCCTTTTTGGAATATAGTTGATTGAGCTAAATAAGGAACTTCATACCATTGATTACCATTAGAACCAGTTACATTTAATATTTGTAATATATTAGTATCAGAAACATTAGCTGTAGCAAACTTCTGATTTGAAGGGAAAGAAATTGTTGTTGATTTTATTTCAGCAGAAATAGCAGGAACTGATTTTTTAAATAAGTAATAACTACTATTATAAAATGTTATTTCAGCACTACCAGTATCAGTAAAATCTATTTGTTGAGTTGTAATAAATTTAGTACCGGTAGATGTAGATGTTAAAACAGTATTAACAGGAACAATTAACCCATAAGTTTGATAATCTGGGGAAGTTATTCCAAAAGTAGTTTTAGTAGGTACTAGTTGATAAACATCAACAGTAGTACTTGAAGCATAAGATGCTTTAGGACGATAACCCATTACATATGCTTGTGCATATAAATTTTCTTTTTCCTTAGCGTATAATAAGAAATTTTCTTGTACTTGAGTATCTAAATAAAATGACATAACATCACCCACATAAGATGCCATTTCAATAAACATATTACCTGGTGTAGCTTCAGAAAAATCATTATAAGTATTAGGAAAATATGTTTTAGCATATTCCTGCAATCCTGATTTAAAATCAGTAAAATCTTTATTTAAATACGATATATTTTTATCTTCGTTAGCCATTATTAATTAAATTGTACTGTTACTTGGTCTGGGGTTTGTGATATCTTTAGATAATAATCAACAGTTAAGTCTATTGAATTATAATCAATATTAGGATTTATAGTAATGTTAGTCACTGTCACTTCAGGAACATACACTGATATACTATTTGTTAGGTTATTTTTTAAAAGTTCTAAATTATTTTCAGTAATACCTTCAAATAAAAATCTTTTTAAATTAGTCCCAAAATTTGGATTCATTACTCGTTCACCAATATCAGTTAATAATAAGTTAACTAAATTAGATTTAATTTGATCTTTGGTAGCATAAGTACTATTAAATACACCAGGACCATTAAAAGGTAGCGATACCCCAATAGCAATATTCTTCTGCAAATCTAACGGATTTACACGTATCGTTTGAGGTATTGGCATATTAATCTAATTGTCTTAATCCTGATCTGTCCATTGATGACATGTTATTAGCAGCATCATTTATGAATGCTAAGTATGGGTTAACACGTTCACCTGTACTTTCATCCACAGCATCAATTATTTCTAATTTAGGTGTTTGAGGTTGAAATCCAAATGCTTCACCCATTTGGGCAGCTAATTGGCTACGGACACCATTTGGTAATGGTCCTGTAGGTACATTAGCGCTAGTAAAACTCATTGTTTTACCTTCACGTAATGCTTTTTTTTCTTGTTTGGCCATGTGCTCTTCAAGAATGTATGGTAATTCTTCATGAATAGCATCGATTACGGCTTCTTTAATTAATCTTTTAAATGCTTTAGTGTTCATAATTATAAATATTTATCCTTGTAAATTCTTTTGATCTATTATTAGTTTTAATTGTTCTACTAAATCGTTTGGGTCTAATGTAAATGAATATTCACTTTTTAATACTTCAACCCCATCACGATCAATAGCTACGGCATAATGGCGTTTATTTCCTTTAACCACAAATGCTGTATTCTGTTCTTCTTTAATTTTAAATTTAAATCCTTTATATTCTGGGAATTTATTGTTATTAGAAATTATTGAATTGGTAAGATTTGTTAATTCTTGTTCATTTAAATTTGTTAAAGTTTGTTCATTTAACAATTGACTAATATCATGTAATTGGTTAATTAATTCATTCAATTTATTAATTTCATCTTCCAATATTGTAATAGCTATAGCTGTTATAACATTTAAAGAAACTATCAATTGAGCGGCATCTCTAAGTTTTGTAATTATTCTACTAATTACACCCACAGGGATACCTATACCAGGAGGTACAGCTGTTGGAATTGGAAGAGCGGTTAATATTGATACTATTATAGTAAATACAGTTATATATAAATCTATTTTAGCAATGTTTTTCTGTAGAAGATTTAATTTATTAATACTATTATTAATTAAAGCAATAGCATTATTTCTTAAGTTAGTTGCAATTGCAATAGTTTCAGGTGTATTTGCTTGATCAATATAAAAATTTACTTGATCTACTAATTGTTCTAATTGTTGTCTTTGAGATAAAACACTTGCAAATTGGTTTGCTAATTGTAATGCAATAATAGGTGCTAAAGTTTTTTTAGCATTTTTTAAAATTTTTTTAAGTTTACCTGTTTTAGCTACTGTACGCTTTTTCTTAAAATTTGTTTTAAGAGTTTTAATATTATTTTTTAATTTAGTAGATGCTTCTTTTATTTTTCTATAAGGATCATTAATTATATTTGCTATGTCTTTTTTTAACTTAGCTGTTTGATCATCTAAAATTTTTATTTGAGCATTATAAGATGCATCTTCAGCAGCAACCGCTGCTTTATATTGCTCATCAGTAATTTCTTTATTCTTATGAAGAACTTCTAATCGCTTTAATTCTGTAGGATGATCTAATTTTAATTTAGATTCCGTAGCTAAAATTTGTAATAAATCTTGTGTTAATTGTTCTACTTTACCTATAGAAACAGCTAATACGGCTTGTGTAGCTTGATTTTTAAATTGATCTCCAAAAGTTTTAATTGTAGTAGATGAAGAAATATTTTTTAAAATATCAGGGGAAATTGTAGGAGATATGTTTATATTAGTGGACATTAAACTGTAAAATTTTGTTTTGATAATATATTATTCAAATCACCTATAATTCTTTCTAAACTATTCATAAGATTATCCCCAGCAGCATTAATATCAAGTGCAGGAGAACCTTCAGGACTACCTACAACAGAAGATAAACTACATCCCAAATCATATAAAGATGATATTACATTTGATAATAATGTAACTGTATTATTACCTAATAACAAAGGTTGAGGAATATGAGTTGCATCGTAAGGTCCTAAAAATACAGTTTTACTATTAAGATGAATTCTTTCATCAGCATTTAAATTAATAATATTTTTAGTATTTAACTCAATATTAGTTTTAGCAAAAAGCATTATTTCATCTTTTTTAGAATTTAAAACTACTCTATCACTATTAATTATAATTTGAGGATTTATATATTTTGCAACATCAATAGGATTAGTAAGATTATTTAAAACACCTGTTTTATCAGTTTGTAATGGTATTAATTGAGCTGAGGTTAAATAGATTGAAGATAAATCTTTATTTATTTGTTCAACATAAAAATTTTTATTAGGATCATAATTAAATCCATTTGATAATATAGTAATAGGATTATCTTCACTTCCTATAGTACTCCATTCATTTAAACTATTATAAAGTTTTGTTGTTGAACTAAATCTTAAAGCACTACCTTGTCTGCCTTGCACAATACTATCACCTTCAAAACGTAATAAATTTCTTATATTTTTATTAGATAAAAACGTTTTAAAAGAATAATCTTTTCCTGATGGTTGAGCATTATGTTGAGAATTATTCCAAATGCTTATAGCTCCAGTATAATATTTTTGAGATAAAGTCGGTGATATCTGAGTATTTGATGATGGGAAATCAACTATTTGAATTAATTCTCCTTCTAAAGGGTAAGGAATATTTTGGCTAACAGGTTTAGCAGTTTTGCAGCTATCAAAAAAGTTATCATTATTGCTTCCTGTTACATTAACAGATTGTTCATAATCAAGATAAAAAACAGTTCCTATAGCACTAAACCCACCTTGTTTTTCAAATTGCTTTTTTGTTGGAGTATTTTCAGTAGTAATAATACCATATACTCTACCTACTTTAGCTTTAGTAAGTAAGGTGTATGTAGGTTTGTTAGTTGCAGAAACTACACTACTTAAATTTGTTCTTACTCTCATTTTACTTGTTCTAGATGGACAATAGGAGTTTGTTCTAATAACTTTTGACCTTGTTCTTGTACTAATTTTTGTTCTTTTAATAATGCTTCAATTTCACTCATATCAATCAACTCAGTACCTGAATTAGCATTAACAGTTGCTGCACGTTGTGCGATAGCTGCTATTTTAATTAACTGTTCGTTATTTTTTACATTAACATCTATTAAATCTTTAACAACAGGCATTAAATTTATTGCAGAACCCGCGTTAGCTGTTGCCATTGGTTTCATAGTATCTATGAATTCGCCAATTTGTTTATCAATATCTTTATTGTTCTTGTGTATTTGTTTAAACAGATCCGATAATGATGTATTACCGAATATTGTTACGTCGTCAAAATTAGCCATAAATGCGTTTATCAATAAATATGAATAACTAAATCCTTATATACCCATGCTCGTAATACTCATTGTATAATCGAGTACGTAATACATCTAGTTTTTTAATAATTTTAGTTATCTGGGGGGTAGAAACATCAGTCATTTCACGAATATAGATGTATAATGCTTTTTTATTAAATATTTCTAACGTTTCACGTTTACGAAACAATTCAATAATAGCATCTGCCGTTTGGGCGTCGTGTGATTTAGGAAATAATGTGTGGATGTGTTTATCAATATACTTAATATACTGATTGATAAATAGATTTGGAGAATGCATTTCATCTATAGCATCCATTGATTCATGTAGTTGAGATTTATCTTCATCTATCTCTTCAACATCAGCTTTCTCTTGTAATTTCTTGTAGTTGTTCTCATTATATACAATTAAATAACGTTTTGCAATAGTACCAAAGTAACTAAATGCTTTGCCTTTCTCAGCTTTATATAAGTGTAATTTTTCAAGCAAGAAAGTAATAACTTCATGCTTTAATTCCTCAATTGTATCCGTATCGGTATAATAGAATTTAAACGTGTGGATAATATTCTCTGCTAGCTTATAAAAACCATATTTAATACGTTCATTATAAATACGATTACGTTCAGCAGTATCCGTAGTAATAAGATACTCTACAATTGCATCCTCAGTATCTTGAGTAAAGTAAATTCTTGGTTCTTTTGGTTTGCGTTTACGAGGTTTACCTCGTTTAGTAAGGGCGATTACGTCATCATCAGCAAAGATATCTAAATCGTAATCTTCTTCATAGTGATATGCCATGTTGTTATCTAAATTTTAATAACAATATAAGTGAAGAAAAGAACGTAACCAAACTAGTTTTTACGAATATTAAATTGACTTACAAGAGTTTGAATTTCCTTCAAATTTTGAAAGAAAGCTCCTACCTCATCATCTGCTTGAAATGCACCTTGTAAATCTAATTCTTTTAAACGTGCCTCACCATCAGCCGCAATGATACCAATGGCATCAATATATTCCTGTTGTTCAGTAAATGCCTTTTCTAAAGCGTTATTACGTCTAATAAGTAAAAACACCCCAATAATAGCTAATTCAACTAAATGAATTACCAAAACCCATAAAGCAATTGTCATAGTATATTATTGTCTAGGTGCAAATTGTTGAGCAAAATCATCCGGTTCAACAGAAAGAATTTCTCTAATTGATTCAATATTTTCTTTTACACGGTCAATAGATTCATTCAATCCGTCTTGTGATACATTTCTATTCACTTGAATTTGGATTCTGTTTACACTTGTTTCTAGTTGTACTAATTTATCTAGCACGTTGTTTTTGTATCTCATGTGATATATGTTTATATATAAATATACGCTTCTTTATGTTCCCTTAATTTTTCAATTATAGATAGAAGTTACGTAAAATTTCTTATATTTCCAAAGAAGAAGAGTAACTTTTGGTTACTCTTTATTTCTAAATGATTTTAATTCTTCTCGAATCATATTTTTTAAATGTTCCTTAACAGTATCTATTTTAGGAGATTTACGTAATATAGCATTAATAGTAGAAATCGTTTCAGGATCAGTCACATCAAACTCAAATGTATCATCTAACTTATTATCCTTAATATCGAAATCATCTACTTTTACTCCTACTTTTTCAAATTTATTAAGTAGAGCGGCTTTATCAGCCAATTTAAATTTGTAATGTTTTGTCATATCTATAAATATCAATTTCTAATAGTCTGCTCAAGTTGCTGTTGCCTTCACTAATCCTCCAAGTATACGTATATACTGTTTTATACGTTTATCTCGTTTAAATCATATTTTTTACCCATACTCTCAACTATAGTACGCGCAGTATCAGTATCAATAATAAAACCTTCGCGATTTGGGTTAATACGTACACCAATCTGTTCAAGATAATTATGTATTTCCTGCTCTAATAAACGACCATTAGGGCACTTATATGAAAATACAGGATACCACGGTGTAATAACACCCGTAGCAGCATTAATCTGGCGGGTGCGATCATATACTGTTGTTGTTGTATATCCTATTTTACTTACCCCCGGTATGGATGGATTAACTAATATGTAAATATAATGTGGATTCTGAGGAGTGTTGGTGGGGTCAATCCAGCTAGCACCATAGTATGTAATTTCATCCCAGCCTGGATTATTTGGATCGGGGGTCAGAGTATAAGCAATTGCTTCACGCATACTATACTTAAATGTAACTTGTGGATCAAGCTTACGATATTGCTTGGCTTCCTGTTGTGTTATTTGTTTCATAGGGGTAAATGTACGGTGATGATTTTGCCTCAACAACACTTCCATTTAAAATAGCATTATCCCATTGCTCTAACGTCATACCATATTGTTTAGCGGTTTGTTCACGTAACTGACGTGCATATATTTCAAATGCTTCTTTAGTTAATAATATATCACTGGTGTATCTTTTCATCTTAACAATATGTTTTATATTTTTTGGTTGTTCCACTTAAAC